GAGTTTTGACTATGCAAGCAAAATAACAATATGTTATCAAGCAAGCAGCTGGACCTACGGTTAACGGATAAACCGACAAGCTAGAAACAGACCATAAGCAATTATCGCAAGGCGACTACCATAAAGCTGTTAGGCATCTGAACGTCTATGCGAAAAGTGAGGACTACAAGTTGAGATTGACAGAAGTGCTGTATGATTTTGTAGTTCAAGAAGTAGGAGAAGAACTTGCACCAAGAATCAATGGAGCCATCGCTGATTTACCTTAAGCCAGATTGGTGCAAATGCTCAAAGATTACTAAGCATTTAAAATGCAAGTAGCTACTATTAAACAGAAGGAACTCAAGGTAGCTAAGTTAGATTTTGGAGCAGTTATATGCAAGGACATTCTGGATGACCTGAGCAAACTTAAATAGAGTGTGAAAGAAGCCACTTAAGAAATACCTGTCAACAGTGGCCAATCAAGATTGAATGTGGCATATGGAGCAATATGCATAGAGTTGTATGGAGCTTAAGCAATGGGAAACTCATATGCATTACACAGAGCCTAGATAGCAGCACAGAGGTATATAACTAGTCTGACTGCATATTTTGGAGATGCTGTACCCACACCACACACATTAGCCTGCACATTCCACGCAATAGGCGTATAAGTCATTTACATTACTGACATGAATGCAAGAATGCTAGGAGCCAGTAAGCCTAGATTTGTATTTGTGGTGGTAGCATCAGAGAAGGGAGTGCATTTTAGGAAATGTGATAAATAGATTGGCTTCGAGAATGTCAAACAAGGAGATGAATTGAGCTTTGTTACCACATTGATTGCAAAATAGAGTAGTGGCCAACTCTAAATTAATGGAGACTATTTTGACTATGGACCAGGGAAGTTGACTCTTTTAATGGATCCCTATGGCTACCTCTACTTAGATGCAGAATGGTACTAGTAGGCAGAAAAAGTGCAGGATGTAGAATACCTTGACCCAAGAATGCTAAGGATGGTAGAGGATAGGTCAGGTGGTTTCAGATACCCTGACTTGAGACCATAGATGGTTAAGCAACCTAAGAAAACTGTGAGTACTGAAGAATAGCTGACATGCCATGGCAATAATCAACCTAGTCTGACTATATCAATGTTTAAGACAGATAGAAAGCCTTTAGATGACAGTACTTAGGTAGAAGACAGAGGGAAATACACCCATTATATATATGAGAATAAGGAAGCATTGGAGGCAGAAGCAGAAACACTGATCAAATTAGGACTTAACCCACAGTACTACAAGGAGGTATAAGTGGTAGATGAGACATACTAGACTGCTATAGCACAATTGCAATTGGAAGTGACTATCCATAGAGCAAGATGCCAGACATAGAATGTTGGAGCAGGATGCAATCATTTACCATAGGGGTTATTAGATCAATGGAAGGATAAGAAGGGGAGAATGTTGACAGATGATCATCAACTTTACCTGAGGACAATGAAAAGATTGGTAGAGTATGATAATACAAACAAGGTGGATACTGAGAGAGGACCATAAGTCTACCCACCCAATCTAGGAGTGACTGCTAAGGACAAGATCATTGTGTACCCCCCAGATCAGATAGGTCAGAAGGAAGAAAGGAATAAGCTACTTGTTGAAGATAAAGGAAAACTTAAAGAAGAGATCACAAGATTATACAAAGAAGCAACAGGTGTTGAATCAGAAACTGTTGTGACCAAATTTATGGGAATGGAAAATATAGTGCCCTTTTTAGACAGTAATAAGCAGATAATTGACAAATGTAGAGAATTAGATAGAGAATAGTTTGGGACAACAAAAGGGTAAGATAATGAGACCAATTCTGATATTAACTGTGTGCATGGACACAGATATCAATAATTCTTGAAGGGAGATGATGAGTAGAAGCTACCTTGTGTATGTGATGCCAATTTTGAAGGGTTTTTCAAGACTTGGTTGAGTGATTTTTCAATTGATGCAGATCACCCAAGACAATAAGCAATATTCATGGCTTACACCATGGTACTGATAGGGAAACCAAATTGGTAAAATGCAGCCCTTATCATGCAATATTACCTGACAAGGAACTTTTAGCCTACCAACTATAGGACATGGAGAGATAAGATTATATTAGCTATACATGATCTAGCTTTAATAGATACATGGGTTGGAGCAGAAGAGTGGAAAGATTTCCCACCTATGATAGATAATACAGGAATGGAACCCAGATAACCAACATTCACTGTCACAAACACAGAATTGTATGCATCTAATTATAAATTAGGGAATTGGATTCCTGTAGTGCAGCCATTGCATAGCATGCACCAAAAATTTAAATAGAGGTAAGGGAAGGTAGGCAAAGATGTCACCCATTGTTACCCTTAAGGAGAGGTTACTTATGACATCATTAGAGTTGACAAGATCAAAATCACCCCCAGGAATTTCAATTATATCAAGAGCATTAAGATGGCAGCTGATGTCACCACTTTGGAAGAATTAAGAAGATGTCCTTACAAAACTACAATCTGGTCAGTCATTAGGAAAAATCTCCCAGATTGTAAGAGAGTGGCAGTGTGGCCTAACACCTCATACATTGAGAACATGGAATAAGCAGACACCTGGACATAGATTAAAGTAGAGAAACTTGACAATATAGCAGACTTTGGAACATCCAAGGCAGAATTACTCATGATTGACCCAGACTTCTCAGTAGTGACATTGGAAGGGAAACTAGACACAGCTTTTCAGCAGAAGATAGAGGAAGACCTAGTTAATATTATTTCTAAGGACAAAAGGCCAATAGTTCTTAAATTACCTAATACTGTGCACTAAGGAAGATTCAACTAAATGTTCAAGATTGAAAATCCTATCCTCATTAGGAAAGGCAATAAAGATTTGTACAAGTATGTGACAGTAGTGAGAAGAGTAGACGAAGTGATACCAGATACAGATATTTTAGCCAACCATGTCAGGACAAAGATTGCTATCAAATAGTTATATAAAGATAGGATAGAAGCATTTCCTGACCACTTAGAGAATAAGAATTACAAAGATGCTGCTCAAGTACTAGTAAGAGCACTGAATGCAGGATTAGATATGGAGTAATTATATAAGAGTATTGGTAAATCAGACTTGGCAGGCATGTATGTAGCAATGAGTGAGCATGCAACCACACGATCAAAGTGCGCAAGACTGATCAAATCAAAAATGTAGGTTGATACAATGAACCATCATGCCAAGTTGGCACAGTCAAGGAGAGAATCACTATGCTAGGTAGCAATGAGACTCAGTGGAGCTGACTTGATAGTCTATGTAAGAGGAGACCCAAAGAGAGAATGGGTCGTGACTGAGCATCAAAAAGTGCTGTTTTTAAATGTGGAAGAGGACAATACTGATTATTAGAAGATTAGGCTTATATAGGAATTAGTGAATGACAATCCAAATGTGGGATTATTATAGAAGAGAATCACTGACACAACTAGGGAGGAAATCTTAAACCATATGGACATGAATTATTCATCTGTCATTTACTGGGTGATGGTTAACTCCACATATTCATCTGACTACAGACCAATAGGAATGCTGAGAGGATCAGACAGAGTATTTGTGATAGGCCAGCGAACCCACAATGACATCACATCATAAGAGATTCCCAACTTGATGCAGGCTACAACATGTGATATCAATGCATACTATTTGGATATGGGTATCAATGGAACTGTAGAAAGATATCAAGAGAATGCAATGCAGTTGTTGAATTACCAATCAAAATCAGCTAGCATTAAGAATACAACATTGACCTACACACTTAAAGATGATAGCACTTGGGGCTAAGCAAAACTGTGGTCTTTGAGAGATGCTTATGCAGTAGAGCAGACCTACAACATAGTGAAATAGGGAATATATGGTTTAAAATGCATTGAAAGGGTCTATGGTATTGATAATGATGGACTAGAATTAGCAATCTATGAGCCAGAAATAGGAGTTAAGGATGAGTTGGTCAAGAAAGGAACCCAAAACAATATGGTGGCATACTAGAAAATGAAGGCATTTGACACAAAATTGGAGACAAAAATAGGGAGGAATGTTTACCTTTAGAACATGTTGGTAGATGGGTAAGTGATCACACCTTAATAGTAACATGTTATCATCAATGCCTAATTGAATGGAGGCAAGATGGCCGATGTAGATAGGAAAACATTCGGCTGTGATAGAATACTTGATGAGACTATATTAAAAGTGAAAAATGCCTACCAGCATTAGAGAATCCCCCTCATTTACAAGAGTGGTCAGCAAAGAGCCGATTACAGCATTGTGTCATAAATTGATATGGCTTTGATCAGTTAAGAGTACAGTGACTATTATGTTAAGTGTTGGTGGAGATACACAACTGACATCAAATTAGCAAAATAGATAGGAGAATGCTAGCAGGGATTATTAATGTGCTTAGATGCTGAAGAATTGGCTGATAATTTGTGGTACCATCTTGAGTTGTTGAATAAAAATGTTTACCAACATTAGGTTAAGTTGAAAGATGGTACTTAGATTGAGAATAGGGAGATTATAAGTGGCTATCAAGACCTGTCTGTAGCTGATTTATTTGGTTCATTATGTAAGAACAGACTGAATGAATATGGTGCCTATGAAGATTAGGTGTTCAGAGTAGTAGACATTACTAAGATTCACACAATTAAGAAAACTGGATTCGATTAAATGCCCAATATCAAATTCACTCAAGGATTCTTTGCTTCTTACTTTTGGCCAAGAATGATTAGAGCACCCGAAACTGTGGAAACTAGAATAATAAGAGGATATGGTGAGGAACTGGAAAGGAGATTCACAATTAGATTAGAGCAGTTCAAAGCTGAGAACGGAATTAGATTCCCACCCACAGTTGTAGGCAATTATGGCTCTGTCAAGCATGAGTAAGTCAATGTCATTATCATTAACCACTTGTCAAAAGTTGTGATTAAAGTTGATGGGAATCAATTCACTTTAGTCAACTTAGACAGTGATAACTAAATGAATGTCAGACAATTGCACAATGCAAGATGGGAAGTGCTTAGACCATATTAACTTGATATCCTATCATCAATAAAATATGGCAGAACCATTATCTACAAGCACAGACATGATTTAGAATATATGGAAGATGCAGACAAGATAATGGAAATGCCCAAATAATGTAAAGAGGTTCACCATTGGTGGGAGAAGGGACCAAAAGGACAAGACTATGAATGCTATGGAGTCAATGACATAGAAGAGATGATGAACCTGCTATAACAACAAGATTGCCTCTACAACAATGTCAAAACAGTAGGATTTGACTTAGAAGCTGAACCAGCATATGGACTGAGGAAGATTAATTCCATGCAATTGGCATTTGACAACAAGGCCATCATTTATAATGGATCATAGCTGAATGTTGCACAATACATAATCTATTCATGGTTTGGATTATGGAATATTAAAACCATAGTGTGGGACAACCAACTAGATGGCATCTATGCAAATAATTTAGACTTGCAGTAGCATCCTTACATAGTGTAATCTAAATCAGCAAAGATGGGATTGGCTGATGCACTATCCATGGTTTACAATACTGAATACAAATTAGCTGTGAGTAGAGAGAGAAAGCTAAGATTCTATACAGAATACACTGATTATAAAATCACTGATGAACATAGATCTTATGGAGTAAGAGATGCTATATCATGCTTGGAGCTATACAAAGATATTATGATAAGGAACATTGCATCTGCTCAATTTTATCAAACAAGGATTGGTAGGGTTGATTGTACCACAAAGATCAAAGAACATAATCAGTCAGCTTACAAGTGGTGCCCATATGGTAATGAGTAAGCCACACCATTAGCAGCAGTGATAGCCAAAGCAAGAAAAGATCAGCATGATGACAATTTGATATTTATAGATGTTGGGGCTGGAGATAATGGAACATCATGCGTGAGAGCATGTGTAACATCTTGGATGGCATCATGGGAGGGAATAGGTATTATGCAAAACCACTCCAATGAGATAATGAGAGAATGGCTGAAAGACAGTGTGCAACCTGAATTAATTGCTGAGACAGGATCATCTGCATCATAACTAGCATTATTTGCAAAATTAAATAAAATCAACCTGCACCTTTACACAACAGACACCCCTTCAGGCACTTATGACCTCAAGATGATGAAAAATGTTGGCAGACCGCTGATCATGTTAGCACACCATGGACATGCTTATCTGGGTGTAGTGTTCAACTAACCAGGGAGAGAGAATTGCATGCAAGGAAATAGACAATTACCATGGGATTGCCATTGTGGCCGATGTGTATAATTACCAGTACAACACATCAAGAATGAAAAGAGACTAGGAGTCAAATGTGAAGTATGCACTTACAGTTAGACAGAAAGACAATTTCATGACTTTGAAGAAATTAATAGGGAGAGAATCAAAAGATTTAGGGAGCCATAACTTGTATCATGGAGGCAATAATCAACCACATATGAAGAAGATGCTATAAGGATAAGGGGAATGACATTAAATAATGAAATTGATGATATAGATAACTGGTTAGTATACTTAGACTAGAAGAAACCAGAGAGACAGTCAATGATATTATATGATAGCAAGCTTGACACAAATGTGCTCACCTCAAAATGTCATGGCACCGTAGATAACATAGTAGCTGATGAAGGATAAGTACTTATGAAATACAAACCCTAAACATGTGATGCAATGACCTCCAAGTACACACAGATAGGCCCAATCATTGAAGGCAAACACATGGAGACAATGTGTAACTGTGTGGATAACATGACATTTGCAGCAACCTAAAGGACAATCAAAACGAAGGCAGTGGTCACTAGAGAAGTCAAGAGATTTGTCAAATTTGCCATTAAAAGGATTAAGAAGGAATTTAAACCTAAAGGATTTGATGGATTGAGCAGAATTGATTTATGTGACAGAGCAATAGAGTAAGTGAGATAATCAAACAAGACAAAAAGTGTGAAGGACAGGATCATAGAGGGATTAGAATATGTCAAAGAAAATGGATTAGACACGATTACCAACACTGAGTCTTTCATTAAGAAAGAGATCACAATGTCAGATGGATGGGCAAGGATGATCTCTGCTAGATAAGAGATAGTCAGATCTTTGTCAGCAGTAATATATTAAGAGGTTGAAGATCAGGTTTACCAAAACCCACACTTTATAAAGAAAATGAATGATGACAAAATCACTACAGCACTCAGAGACAAAGCAAAGCAATTTAACTATGCTGTCTGCCTAGATGTGTCATGTTATGATTCAGCATAGAAGGATGAGATCTGGTAAATTGAAAGAGAATTGTTTAGACACATAGTTGGTGAAAAGGCATGTTAATTATGGGAAGCAATTGCACTTAACAACAACTATATCAAAACAAGGATGATGATATTGTTGACTAAGACAACTAGGAATAGTGGAGAGCAGACTACATCATTGACTAACACATATCTGTAATACCTGCTTTAGAAATATGTGGCTAAGAAACTAGGTATGAAGAAATCTTAATGGTGGTGCTTTGTTGAAGGAGATGATGTCATCACATTTTTAATGTAATTGAATGATTATGTGGAGAAAGCAACTGAGATTTATAAGAGTTTGGGATTCATGGCAACTGTAGAACATGAAGGGACTCCAGATGGAGCAACATTTGTCAAGATAGTATTAAGGAGTACCGAAGGTGACTACTCAGTATTTAGAAGAATTGATCATGCCTTATTGAAAATGGGATGGACTAAGCATGCTGTCAAGAACAAGTATACCAAGACAGCTGTAGGATTGATGAGAAGTAAGATATTGTCACTCAGAGCCATGTACTTATATAGTGAATCAGTATAAGGCCTAGTTTAAGTGATGCTTAGCCAATTACCATAAAAATATAGAAATGTTAAAGAAGATGCTAACTGGGGCCGAGATGTCGTAATGACTAATGACCACTATTTCGATTAGTAATATGGACATGACATCAATAGGATAACATAACTTATAACTGAGAAAGGATTATATACTGTAATTTAAGCTCAGGATTACCCATCAATATTCAATATGGAAGAACCTGTGGCGAGAAAGAACCCAAGATTTTAATTTAAATTGCCTTAACGAATAACGCCAATGGATGTGGCATTGTAGGGAATCAGAGTATTGGGTAAATAAAAATACCTTATGGAATAAATCACCACTGATGCTGCAAATGCAGTGTCAACAGCAAAGAAC